GACACAATTTCTTATTATAAACTTAAAAAACTTTCAGAAGGACTTTAAAATAAAAACCCATCGAAATCGATGGGTTTTTCATTTACTCTGATTTTGTTTCAGGATTCTTTTTCTTACCAAAAATTGCTTCAATAGTTGTAAGTCCTAAAAAGCCACCACACAATAATGAAAGTGTGTCGTACATGTACTCAGGACAAACACCAGTCTTTTGTGTTGCAACATAAGCCAAAACAATTAAGTTTAGTAAGGTAACAATACCTGAAAATCTTTTAGATGATACATCAGAACCATCACCCAAAAGTGATTTAATAAAATTTTTAATTGATTTCATAATATTGTTATTTATTTAACAATAAATATCAATCTACAAACTTATTTATCATCTCTTGTTTGTATTTGGCCTTTTTCATTTTTTCTCTTTTTACGGTAGTCTTTTTTACAAACTCTTGTCTTTTTCTCAATTCTTCAATCTGTTTACTTGAGATGACTTTGTACTTGTATCTTTTTAAAGCCTTATCTAAACTCTCACCTTTTTCTATTTTTATTACAATCATATTTTTTGTTATATGATAATAAATATAAAAACTTTTTTCAATTTTGTTAATATCTTTTTTTTTCTTATATTTTGTGAAAATAAACTTATTAATATGAACTCATTTAAAAATGAAAAAAGGAAAAACATTCAAATTAGAATTGTTTAAAGATGCCAAATGTTATTTTGGTAGTGTCGATACGACAGAATTAAAATCAATTTATTTAGTATTACAAACATGGGTAACCCCAAAAATGGAAAAAGAAAATTGGAGTATTACTGTAGGTTCTATCACAAGAACAATAAAACATAAAATTTTAGAAGTTGCAAATAAAAAATTATTTAAAGACCACTTTATTGTTGATATGGATTTAAGGACAAGTGGTATAAGATTAAAAAAATCATCATTTTTAAATTTAGAAATAACTTTCTTTACAAAACAAGATGTCGAATTTAAATCAAATGAAATATCCGAAGAACTAACAAAAATAATCAATAAAATTTATAAAGAGGTTTTATCTGATTCAAAATTTTTCACAATTCAATATGCCAAAACAAAAGAAAAAATGAAAGTTTAAATAGTCCTTATATTTATAATGAAAAAAGGATTATGAAAATTTTAGGACCAAACGAAACTGGTAAAGGTATATTAATTGAATATGATGCGGGTAGTATTTCTTGGAAAGATTCTTTAAACGAGAATTTTGCACAAATTAATAAAACCCAAATAGACCATTCAAAACCTTTTGTGTTTTACGCGACTTTACAAAAGTATGGGGTACCAAATAGAAACGGAAGAGTTTACCCTGAAAAAATATTAAGAAGAGAGGCTGAAAAATATAAATCATTAATTCAAAAAGGTTTATCAACTTCAGAATTAAATCACCCTGAATCTTCTTTAATTGATTTGGACAGAGTATCACATATTATTGATGATGTATGGTGGGACGATAATGTTTTAATGGGTAAGTTAAGATTATTGACTTCACCAGGTTTTCATGAAAGAGGTGTTGTTTCTACTAAAGGTGACATTGCAGCAAACTTGATGAGACAAGGTGTTACTATGGGCATATCTTCGAGAGGTGTTGGTTCTTTGGCGAAAAAAGGTGAACACAACGAAGTTCAAGAAGATTTTGAAATTATATGTTTTGACTTGGTTATGAATCCGTCTACACCTGGTGCGTATCTTTACTCTAACAAAGATGATAGAAAATTATATGACGAAAATATTGATGTAGATAAAAAAGACAAACAAGAACCAAGAATTGATGGCGGATTAGGAAAATCACTTGACTTAATGACAAAATTGAACGATTATTTGGGACATAGATAAAATTAAAATTATGGACGAAAAATATTTTGTTGCAAAAGTTCAGTACGATTTGATTGACGAGAACTCAGGAAAAATTAAAAAAATTAGAGAAGAAAAACTTGTTAGAGGTTATAATGTAACCGATGTTGAAGCGAAAGTTACTGACAAGTTTAAAGGTTTTCAACACGATTGGAGAATTACTTCGGTCGCCGAAAGCAAAATTGATGAAGTTTTTGAATAAAAAATTTCAAACTTAAAAGTCAAATTAAAACCCGAGAAATCGGGTTTTTTTATTTTAACACCCACACAAAACTAACTTTTTTAGCAAATGGATATATTTATATGAAAAATAAAACAAATTTTTATTGCTAAAAATGAATTCAGAAAAAAAATCATTGGTTGAAGAAGCTCTTTTACAAATGAAGAATTTGGAAAATGTAGTTTCTGAAAACGCAAAGGGAATACTTGCTTCTACAATGAAGGAAGAAATCGAAGAATTAGTAAAAGAGTCTCTATTTGAAGGGACTGACGAAGAAATGATGGCAGATGAATCTTACAACACAGAAGGTATCCACATGATGGATATGAAAGAAGATGAAGACGAAGATTCTATGACTATCGACATGACAGCATCTGACGACGCTGGTGATGAAATGTCTATGACAGATGATATCACTATGATGGATGATGATGATGACATGATGGGTGATGAAATCGAACCTTTAAACATGGTCGGTGCATCAGATGAAGAATTAATGAAGATTGTTATGGGTATGGGTGACAGTGACAGGCTTATCGTTCAAAAAATGGGTGATGAGTTAGATGTTGATGTTTTATCTCAAACAGACACAATGACACTTCCTATTGGTGGGGGTGAAGAAGATTTATCTGATGAATTATCATTAGGTTCAGATGAAGATTTAACAGACGAAATGACTGAAGAAGTTGTTTATGAAATTGAAATCTCAGATGACGATGATGAAGACGATGACGAAAAAGAAGGTATGATGGAGTCTAAAGAAAAAACCTATGTAGGTGTAGGTATGGGTAAAGGACCTGGTAAGGTATCGTTCAAGGGTGAAAACATTCACAAAGGACCTCACGGTAAATTAGCACCTGAAGCTAAAAAATACGTAAAAGGTGAATTTAAAGAAGGTCAAGGTTATGATGACCATGAAGATGAAAAAGAAGGAATGGAACACGGGGCATTGTCTAAGAAAGATTTAAAATCAATGAAATCAAGAAGAGATGACGCAGGTTTTGAGACACGTGAAGATGAAATGAAAGAAGCTTCAAGAACTTATGGTAATGGTTCAAGAAACTATCCTAAGAGAGACGGTCTTCCTAAAATGAAAGTTGTTACTAACAAAGCTTTAGAAGAAGAAGTTAGAGTTTTAAGACTTAAAAACGAAGAATACAGAAAAGCTTTGAATATCTTCAGAGAAAAACTTAACGAGGTAGCGGTTTTCAATTCAAACTTGGCATACGCAACTAGATTGTTTACAGAACATTCTACAACTAAACAAGAAAAAATAAACATCATGAGACGTTTTGATAACGTCGAAACAATCAAGGAATCAAAAAATCTTTATTCACAAATAAAAAATGAATTAGGTGGTAAAGAGAATAAAGTTGTTAAAGAATCTATCGTAGAATCTATTGATAGAACACCAACTAAAGGTTCAACAAACTTGGTTGAAAACAAGACATATGAAAATCCACAATTCTTAAGAATGAAAGATTTGATGTCAAAATTAAAATAAACTAAACAAAACTTAAAAAAATAAAAAAATGGGAGCATTATTAGAATCAGGTCTTGTTGGTAACATCGGTCTTAAGCACCTTAAAGTTATCAAAGAAGATACAATCAACAAATGGGACAGATTAGGTTTCTTAGAAGGTTTGAGAGGTCATGTTAAAGAAAACATCGCTCAACTTTACGAAAACCAAGCGTCTCACTTAATCAACGAAGCTGCAAGCACAGCATCAGACGGTTCATTTGAAACTGTTGTATTTCCAATCGTAAGAAGAGTTTTCTCTAAATTATTGGCTAACGACATCGTTTCTGTACAAGCTATGAACTTACCTATCGGTAAATTGTTCTACTTTGTACCTAAAATTCAAGGTTACAACGGTTCACCTAGTCAAGACCCGACTTTAGGTGGAACACATTACGCACCTTTCGGTTCACCAGCAGGTCCTACATCAACAGAAGCAGGATATTCTGCATCAGATAAAAATTTGTATGACAGATTCTACGAAGGTAATGAAGCAACTTTAGACCCTCCAGGATTATTTGACTACTCTAAAGGTACTTTTAGTGCTGTAACACACACTGCATCAACACAAGTTTGGTCAAGTGGAGCATTAATTCAAAGTGGTTACGCTGGTTCGGCAGAATACAGAAAAGTAATTATCGCTTTATCAGGTTTCTCAACTGCAGGTGCTGGTAAACTTATCGGTCCTGATGGACAAGAAATGGATAACGAATCTTTCTTATCTGATTTAACAGTTACACCAGTAACAGATGCAACTGCAAACGGTTTCTCAGGATTATCAGGTAACCAATTATTTAGAGTAGTTACTCAGAAATATGGTAAAGGTATTGTTCAGTATGGTTCACAACAAGCAACTACTTTCTATTCAGGTTCATACAAAGGTAACGGTGGTTCATATGATAATTTGTGTGACGCAACTGGTATAATCTATTTAGAGGTTGATACACAAGTTCCTTGTGCTATCGGAGCAAATTCATTAGACGGTTACTCAGGAGTAACATGTACTGTAACAACCGCTTATAACCAAGCATTCAAATGTAGTTACAGAGTTTACAAAAACTTGGAATTTGAAGATGAAATTGGTGAAGTTTCGTTTGACCTTGAATCTGTAACAGTTTCAGTTACTGAAAGAAAATTAAGAGCTCAATGGTCACCTGAATTAGCTCAAGACGTTGCGGCATTCCACAACATCGACGCTGAAGCTGAATTGACAGCTTTATTGTCTGAGCAAGTTGCAGCAGAAATCGATAGAGAAATCTTGAGAGATTTGAGAAAAGGTGCGGCATGGACTTTACGTTGGGATTACAACGGTTGGAAGAGAGGTACATCTGCAAATCCATTAACTCAGTACACACAAAAAGATTGGAATCAGACTTTGATTACAGCAATCAACCAATTGTCAGCACAAATCCACAAATCTACTTTAAGAGGTGGAGCTAACTGGATTGTTGTATCTTCTGAAATCAGTGCAATTTTTGATGATTTGGAATACTTCCACGTATCAAACGCAGCTCCTGAGCAAGACCAATACAACATGGGTATTGAAAGAGTTGGTACATTGGCAGGTAGATATCAGGTTTACAGAGACCCTTACTTCCCAGCAAACACATTGTTGATTGGACACAAAGGTAACTCATTGTTAGACACTGGTTATGTATACGCACCATATGTTCCTCTACAGTTAACTCCAACAATGTATAACCCATTCAACTTCACACCAATCAAAGGTATCATGACAAGATACGCTAAGAAGATGGTTAACAACCGTTTCTACGGTAAAGTGACTGTTGATGGTGTTAGAACATTTGATTTGAGAGAATTGAGATAATCTAACATATCTAAATAATAAAAAAGGGACGATTATTCGTCCCTTTTTTCGTTTACATCATTTTGTATTATTTCTGGTGAATAAATTTTTCGTATACATTTTGAAATAATTTCGGATTCTTCCAATGTATATATTCCTTGTCTATGCGCGTGTTTCACAGAATTCACTAAAAAATATATTGACTGTTCTTTATTTAAAGAATCTATCAATGTTTGAAACTCTTCATCATTTTTTAGAGTAAAAAGATTAAAAATATTATAATTAACCATAATTCGAAATATTTATATAAAGATAAAATTAAAATGTCAAAAGATAAAGTTATATTTAAAGATATAAAATCAAATGATTTCATTGTTTGGAATAACATAAATGAGGCTACAATAACAGGTGGCTCGGGAGCGTATAAACCACCAATTAGTCCTGGTTTAAAACTTTGGGATAAAACGTCTTTAGACCCATATATTGAGCCTTTATCAAAATACGTAAGTGCTGAATTACAATATGATAGTTATGATGGTATTATGGACAGTAAAAATATTAAAACAAAAGAACACAACGCCATTAAAATATCTAATGAATTAAAAAAGAGACAACAGAATCAAGATGATGATGGATTAGGAGCTGGTAGAGTTAGTATTTCGTCTGTAGGTGGAACATCAAACAATGTTTCTGAGGATGTTGAAACATTAATAAATTTATTAACTGAAGATTTGGCAGTTTGGTTTGGAACTAAGAAAAAACCTAAGGGTAGTAAACAACCAAAAGGTCCTTGGGTTAATATTTGTAGAAAAGTTGATGGTAAACACCCACCATGCGGAAGACCTGATACGTCTAAAGGCGCATATCCAAAATGTAGAGCTGCTGGTGTTGCGGGTAAAATGTCTGATTCACAAAAAAAAGCAGCCTGTTCTCAAAAAAGAAGAGCAGAAAAAAAAGATACACAAACAGGTAAAGGTCAAAAACCTGTATATACATCATATAAACCAAAAAAAGAAAGTCTAATAAATAAAGAGGTAATAATAGAAAAATTTAAAGTTGAACCTCATGAATATATTAAACTATTTGAAAATGATGATTTTTTATTGGTAATACCGTTAACTTTTGAGGCTTCTTGTAAATATGGTGCAGGAACAAAATGGTGTACAACATCAAGAGATAATGATGATATGTTTAAAAAACATAATCGAATGGGTTCTTTAGGTTATATTGTTATTAAAAATAAAGAATTACAGGATAAATTAGAATCCACTAAATTTGGTATGTTTATTAACAAACCAGGTGAAAATTATTTAGGCGGTAGGTATCCATCACCACAAGGAATCGTTTTTTACAATGATTTAAACGACCCAATGAATGACAATAAAGTTTTAAATTTATTTGATAGGGTTGACAAATATGGTCAGTTAATGACTATGGTTAGAATGTTCACTGATTATAGTGAAGATAAGTTTAAAAAAATGGATGATTTAAGAATCAGTTAATAAAATTTTTAAAAAGTTTTTCCAAATTTCAATATCGTTATCGTTTCTACCGATATTGGCGGAATAACAAGTTAATACAACATTATCTTTTGTATATCCTTTATTTCTATCTAATCTATCTAATGACGGTTGTTGGGGATTTTTACTTTTATCTGATGGAATTAAAGGTACTTTAAACCAAAAACACAAACCATTTTGTTTTTTAAATAATTCATTTATATCATCTACAGTTAAAGTGTTTTCAATACCTCTATATTTTGAATCATTTATTAATGCGTTTTGCCATAACCTAATTCTTCTTTCTTTTTGTTTTAAAGATTCTTTTTTTCTAAAATCTGAGTTTTTTCTTTTTTGTCGTTTATATTCTTTAGTTACATTTAAGATACATTCTTTACATTTTGAACCTCTTTGAGATTTATAAAAATCATCAATATTTTTTAAATTATTACAAATAGTACATTTTTTCTGTTTATCCATAATAATAAATATACGGATAAACATTAAAAAAACAAAAAAAGGGAAAAATTATTTCCCTTAATTATTTTTTAACAATATGGTGGTGAACATCGTTTTTTACCATCTAAACCTTTAATTTTTCCTTTACATACTTGAACACCGTAACCCGAACTATATGCTGAAGGGTAGACATCAAATTTAGCTTTGGCAGCGGCCTTTCCTCTTGCACAAAGTTTTGTACCTGTTTTTTTTCGTCCTTCGTTAATTTGTGGTAAAAGTTCATCTAAAACAGAATTAGGATTTTTTTCATATGGTTTTAACTCCCTTTTCATTTTTCCAATATCTTTAATCGCAACCAAATAAGGAACCATAGAGTCTTTTGCGTCTTCATCTAATGGTAAAATTTTAGTAATTTCGTCAAGTAAACTTTCTAATGAAAGTGATGTTAAAAGTGGAAAACCAAAGACATTAAATAATTTAAAACCTGGTATACCCATTTCACCTGCAGATTGTAACATATCAATAAAATCAACTTTTAATTCATCTTCAACTTTATCAAATTCATCAAATAAATTTTTAGAGTCACTATTACCTGATTCGAATTCTTTTTTTAATTCGTAATATTTTTCCATATCATCATTTAGTTCTGAAAAATTCAGAACAACCGATGTTACCCCTGCGGGTATGTTTAAACCTGGAATGGAACCAATTGCCGCTCTTACTTTATCACCTGCAATATTGGCTAAAATGTCTTTAATGTCTTCATTTATTTTTTTCATTTCGTATTAACTATTTGAAATTTAAGTTGTCTTTTATAAGTATCTACTTCTCCTGAAGTTAGCACTTTAATATCTACAAAATATTCGTTAGGTACCTTATCTTTGGTATCAAAGATGAAATAATATTCATTTGGTGTTTGATTTATTCTTGTCCAATCTTGAACTATTACTTCGGTTGGTCCTTCAGTAACATAAACCCTATAATAACATTTAAATTCAGGTAAAACTACATTTGATGAATATGCTTGTTTAACCGTTAATACAACTTTTCTAGTGTCTGTGTTAAAAACTTTCTCGTCTTGTTTAATACCACTAAAACTAAAACCATATTTTTCAGGGTCCTTAGATGTTGTACCTATTTTATAATAATCACTTGCGGGTTTTAAAATTAAATCATTTTCAATATTGGACAACGACACACCATTAATTTCAATATTACTCCAAACGTCACTAAATTGACATGGTGTTGAGTATCCTGTAATTGGTGGTATTGTAACTTCGTACACACCTTGAGTTCTTAAAACAGTTGTAAGTCCCGTATA